CCAGCGTTCACCTTGGAACGATTCGAAGTCAACTAGTACGGCCATGTAACGTGAGCCCTTTTCGGTCTCTTTGATGTCGGCAACTTCACCGGTGATTGTGGCACTTTTCATTTTGATTTTTCCTTAATAAGCGTTCTTAATATGTTCTTAATTGTTAATTGTTACTTTGTAGGACGTGGGTGTCCTCTATTGGTGTCGTATTTGTCCTCTATTGCTGTCGTTTTTGTCCTCTATTGGTGTCGAATCTGTCCTGTATTGTTTACGCCTCACAGTGGCAAGATTCACTACTTCACCCCCTCGTTTATGCGCGAAGCTGGAGTCACAATCCTCGGGGCAGAGAATGGTAACGAAGTAGCGGTTAGTCTTGCGCGCGCCACGCCCAGCACCGTCATCATGGATAACGTCAATCTCGAGCAACTCGGTCAGTTCCGCTATTGCGCGACGCACTGATCTAGTTGAGAGCCCGGTCATGTTGGCTAAGGTGTCTTGCGCCATCCATGCGCCTTGGTCGCTTTCAAAATAGGCGATTGCAACGAGCACCAGTTTCGAGCTGGTGGACGCTTTGGAATGGTGCAGTGTGGCTGCTATCGCTTCAAACGACATTTGTTCTCGATTCTGCTAGGCTGGTCTTGCCTCTGGCGCGTTCTCCGATTCCGCGTCAGGGGCTTTTATTTTATGGCCTCGCCAATGGCTTTGATGGCGTCGAGTATCTCTGGGGATGCTTTACCTTTGACTGCATCGCTGTACAAGGCTCGTAGAGCCTCTTTGTCCCCTGTAAACGATAGTTCATTCGCAACCGCTATCCAATCGCCTGTAGGGGCATCCTGTGGCGTTTTACGGGCATGTACTTCATCGGCACTCGCTATCTTGCCGTTGTTTTTGGTTTCTGCACCGGTCGCGGCCACAATGGCACGTCCCCAAGCGCTGGTCTCAGCGACCATAAGTTCCGAGTCTTTGGTGTACGGGGTTTTGCCAGGTACAGGCTCCCACGCTGAGCCGATGCCCGGTCTCTCATCGTCAGGAGTTCGGTAGCAGGCGGCAACATACAGCACAAACGTCTGTGAGCCGATCGTGTGAAACTCGACGCGCATTTGCTGGAGCGAGCCAGTCGGGTAATCATTTTTGAAGTCGCGGATGCGTGTAGCAACGTCGACGTAATCTTTGGCAAATGCCATTTTGTTCTCCGATTCTTGCAGGTTTACTTTTTGTCTTGGCTCTTTACATTCTCGATGGCCGAGTTGATGTGAGAGTCAAAGTCTGCGTCTGGCACTTGTCCTTTGGCAGCGTATGTAAATGCTATAGCACCAATCAGACCTAGCACGGCCATTACTGCACCAAATGTTGCAGATTCGATTGCGCTGAGTCCGATAACGCTACCGGCACCGAGTGCCAGGATGCCAACGCCGAGTGCAAACGATGCGACTCTGAGGGTTCTTTTTAGTATGCGGTTCATTTCTTTTTGCCTTTCGGGGCTACTTTTTTGGGGGCTGGGTTGGCTGCGATGTGTTTCAGTGGGTCGATGAGCTTGTCGTGAGGGCATAGGTGCACGTTCTTGCTCGAGGCGATGCTCAAGTGCAAATGCGCACCGGTCGTGAACTTGCCTGTGTTGCCGACTTTGCCAATCGGGTCACCAGCGTGAACATAATGCCCGATGCTGAGATTAGGCTGCGCTTCGAGGTGGGCGTATAGCACGTGCAAGCCGTCAGCGGTTGATTGAATGATGAACCAGCCCAGACCGTCAGACCAATCGTTTGTTTTGATCGCGCCGTTAGTGATCGCTGGAATGACCGAGCCAGCCTTCGGTGACCAGTCTTGACCGCGGTGCGGTCTGCCTTCGCGATACGGTGCCAAGTTGTTGAACTGGTCGCCACGCGTCGATGCTGGGAATGGTTCGATGTATTGCGCCATCTAGATTGTCCTCGAGATTAGTGAAACGATTACGGCCACAGCGACCGCGGTTGAAATGCTAGTTATCCAAGCCGATTGCCAACGTGCCTTCTCGAGCTCGCGGATGCGATTCTCATGATCAGCAACAATCTCTAGGCGTGCTTCAATGACCGCTAGGCGGTTGTCGATGTGTGCCAGGAGTGTCGGGGTTGTCGGGCGTGGCAGTTCGGCAGACATTACTCTGCTTCGGGTGCTGGTTCAGCCTTTGGTGCTTTGGCTGGCTTTGGTGCTTCTGGTGACGGCCATGAAGCCATATCGACGTTACTCATTGGTTTCTGCTTCCTGTTCAATGGTTCCGATTAGGGTCTGTTTGCAACCGCCACACATGGCGATTGGGTTTGCGTCTTCCATGTGGTAGGCAATGCCGACGTTAGGGCATTCAGGTTCGTTACAAGTAAATACAGTAATCATTACACTCCTTGATAAACAACAGTTGCGGTTAGTGAGTCGTTGACTGCCCAAACTGCGATTGGAATGCTCGAGCTGAGAGCAACTTGAGTTAGATACGTTCCCGAAGCGTTACCAATCCTAAAGAATGCGTAACCAGGGGTGCCCGATAGCAAGATGCTGCCCGGGTATCGAGTTGCTGGTGATGCGTCGGTAATAGCGCATGTTCCAGCTTGACCTGAACGGTTGCTCGAGGCGTGGTTGATTGGCAGACTGAAACTCACGTCACCAGTGATTGCGCTTGTTGCGCCGAGTGCAAAATAAAACTGCACAATTACAGTTTTGCCAAGTTGAGCGTAGGCAGCCGAAAGAGTGTAGCCAGAACCGAGAGTGACACCAGCCAAGGTCGGCGTGTAAGTGTTCCAAGTGGTGTCAAACGGTATCCAGTCCGTTCCGTTGTAAATGGTTAGGTGATCGTTGCTTGCTTGAAAAGTCACCATGCCTTCGGTCGGAGTGGGAATGGCAGTGTTTCGCGCAGTTGCGGTTGCAAACGTCATGACCGACTGATCCATAAGATAAGTGTTTACGTCTGATGCTGTGGCTAGTGTGCCGGCCACAAATGTTTTTCTAGGCATTTATCGTCCTTTCCATAAGTCGAATGTTACATCCCAAGTGTCCACGTTGATGAAGTGATTGGCACCACGAATAAAGAACACATCGTCGATTTCTACTTTACTGTTTGCCACGGTCACGCGAGCCGAGTCGAGTGGGTCGCGTAGCAAGTATTCGTTGACTTGACCAGCGCGCAAAATGACTGGTGCAGTGATCCTACGGACAAGTTGCGTGGGAATGGTTGCGGTCACAATGTTTGCAGCTGCATCGGCGTCGGCTGCGTAATAGTGGCGAGTGTAAACGGTGCCGCGCAAGTCGCCCACGATTGCGATTGAGTCATCGTTCTGTGAGTAATCGTCCACACCGCCAGCGGTCGTGTAGTTGAGCGTGTTGACGTATTGAATCGAGTCGAAACCCACTTCGATGTCGCTGAAATCTGCTCGGTTTGCGGTTGCGCTTGGAACGGCTTCAAAAACGACGTCTGGTGAAACGGTTCTGTTTCTAAGCTCGAACCAGGTGTAGTAGTACAGATCAGTGTCACTCAGGTTTGGTGAGTAGACCAGCGCGCCGAGGTTTGTGTCGCTCAAGTTGTTTACAAGTGCTCCATAGTCGACGTTGCCTGAAGTCGTGAACCCTTGAACGTCATAACCAACTAAGCCCGGTGCTCCAGATTGAATGATGTTGACGCCTGTAGCTGCGTTCATGACCGTCCAAAAGTCGGTCGAGTAACAAGGGTTCGCTACTGAAATGCCTGTGACTGAAACATAGTTCAAGATGTCTCGCATTGGGTGATCGCATTGAAACACGACAGTGTTTAGCCAGTTAGTTGAGTAACTAACGGCACAGTCGGAGATTCTGCCCTGCCAAAGGGTTTTCCAAACGCCCGGAGCAGTGTCTGGGTTTGGTCTGACTCGAATAGCAATCGGTGTGCCAGGGCGCATTAGCGAGTTCATGGCCGGGTCGTATTCGGCTCCCTGCATGACAATGCTGGCCGTCGGTGTTTGTGGTCGAGCGTAGCCAGTAAGAACATCGAAGCCATTGAACGTCTCGATGTTTACGATGTCACCGGTGACCTGCTGCCATGACTTAGTTTCGGAACCCGAAGCCCAGTTATCTTGATCCCATCGCGAAGCAGACCAAACCATAACGTTCGGGTCATAAGTGTAGACAAGCACCTGGATGTCGGTTGCGATGTCAAAAACATCGTTAGCCATTACCTAGTCCCAGTTTCGCGCTCGTACTTCTTGATGGCCGCAATGATTTCTTGTGGAGTCATGTTGGCTTTGTTGATGTTGATGATGTAGTTGCGTTGGCCGGTGATGCCTTCAGTGATTCGAGCCGATAGACCGGTCTGACCCTCAGCTGCGATACCGTTGTATGAAGTGCCAAACATAGATTCGCGATCAAGAATGCCCTTGATTCTGGCCGCGCTTAAAATCTGGTTTTGTACTCGGTCTGCGAACCCCGAGATTGGTGTGTTGATAAGGCTCGCAATGTTGTACAAAATGCTTTCAAGCGCAACGGCTAGAATCTCGAACGCTTTGACCAGTCCATCTAAAGCGTTTCCGTTGCTCGAGAGTGAGGCAAAAAGTTGCCCGATAGCGTCGATAACCAAAAGCACACTTCCGTAAACACCGCTCTTGCCATTTTTGCCGACGATGGCTTCTTTCATGGCAAGAAAAGTTTTACCAACATCAGTGTTTGGATTGCTTACGTCAGAGATGAAGTCTTCGACCGCTGGAATGGCTGTCTCTGTCAGGAACGTAACAAACTGTTCGACGTAGGGCAAAAGTATTGCGCCAAAACTTTCAGACAGGTTCTCAATGGCCACATTGAACTTCGCGAACGGATCAGCACCAGCCTCAGCTGCGCCTTTGACAGACTTCGCATAATCGTCGATGCCGCCTTTAGTCTTTTTGAGTTCAGGAGCAAGTTTGTAAAGGCTTTGCGTGTTGCCGTTGTTGGCTTTGATTAGGGCGTTCAGAACGGTATCTAGGGGCTTGCCTGAAGCCACAGAACCATCCAAAGCGATACGAAGTAATTTCTGACCCTTTGCGAGGCTTCCTGAGCCTCTGACCGCGTTCGATAGGGCTGGACGGAGGTCGTCGTCGAGAATACCAGTCTGCTCAGATAGGCTTTGGACGAAGCGTTCCGCTCCCTTGATTTGAGCGTCTGATGCTTTAGTGGTTCTTTGTAACTGCCCGGCCAAAAGTTTCTGCTGCTTTAAGTCCGCAGCTGCGGCTTTTGTCGCTGCAGTTAGTCCACTGATCAGCGCGCTGGCACCTA